AAATTAAAGAAATGCATGACAATTTTAAACAGATCAACATGAAGCTTGATAAACTTGTTGAAAAGCTTTTGACAAAATGAGCTACATCCTAGAAGTACAAGAAGATGATAACGGAGAATCGTTTATTGTTTTCCCAGATGACATCATTGAAACTCTTGGTTGGCAAGACGGAGATGTCTTGGAATGGAAACTTAAAGGAAATGGTGTTATCCTAAGCAAGCTTAACGACAGTGCTGGGTATGAGGTTATAGAAGAGTAAAATAAAAACAACGGAATAAATTAAATGTTTCATTCAGGCCCGCAAACCGTTTTAGGCGAACAAAATGTCCCAGGGGCAGGCGGTAACCTTCTAGGCATGGCAATTAATAATCCTTACGGTAATGTTGCCGGTATTCAGCTACCTTTACCAGGGCAACTAAATCGTGGCGGAGCATTTAGGCAACCAGGTTATCGCCCTGGTGGTGGAATAGAAGAAATTCCCGTGCGTCCCATGCTTCCATCTGACTATCAAGGCCAACCCGCTTTCCCAACGCAAGGCGTACCACTTGCTTTTAATGGTTCAGTACCCATGGGCAATGCTGGTGTGGACGCAAAGGCTTTAGCTAATTTCCAAGCTCTTCTTGACCGGGATATGGAATCACGTTATCAAAACCCTTCTATAAAAGAATCACGAGTTCCAGATGGGTTTGTAAGGTCTGGACTTTATTGATAACAAATAAAACAAAAAATCTCAGTAAAACTGCTAATATACAGAAAGATAAAGGGGCTAATAGTTAATGGCGGTCGACCCAAAAGCCAGATTAAAAGAAATTATTGACGCAACGGTCGAGAAGGATGGATCGGCGCATGTCGATACCATGGTCGTTGGGTCTCATCTATCTCAGATGAAAATGTTTGGCATCCGTCAGGGTGTTGAATTCTTTCCGTCTCAGGATAACTTTGGTAACCAACGCAAAGATTTTATAGATCGAGTTGTTAAATACAATCAGTTAGATACTAGGCTTGATTCAATTTGGGACTATGTACTTTGTGATGGAAAAGGAATTTTTTACATTCGTCCTACTCAGTCCAATTACCGAATGTATTATTTTCGTAATCATGAATATCGCAGCTATTACAACGTTGACGGCCAGCTTGATGAAGTCGTAATTATTTACAGCTACAAAGTTAGAAAGGGTAATGGCTTTGGTGACAACATTGCTGTAAGCAATATCACAGGCACACAAACCCTTGGTGCGCAGGGGGCAAAGCGTTACATCCGGCTTTCAATTAAACGACGTACCATTGAAGAAACACATTCAGAAGGCGAAATGTCTTTTGATATGCCCAACTATACCTCTCTTGGTAAAACAAAAACATTTGATAACACCCTTGGATTTATTCCTTGCGTAGAAATCTTTAACAATCCAAAAGGATTCTCTACAGAAGGCACAGGTGAGTTTGATGCTTTTGCGTCACACATCACCACGCATGATGAGTTAGTCCGCACCATGCGGAAAAACGTTCAGTTCTTTGGTAACCCAACACTCCTGTCTTCCAGGCCAAAGACTGACCTTATCGAATCGGGGTCAGACTCCACAATTCAGCGTCCTTCAATCGCAGCAAACTCAGGTTTTGGTAGCTTGGGAGCACTAAGCCGATCTACGTTTAAATCTGATCCTATTGGACGTAGCAGCGTAGATGGGCAAATTCGTGTTCCGCGGATTATTGCAAACTTGGAGCCAAACGATCGTGTTGGTTACATTGTTCCAGATGCTATTACTGGTGACCAAAACGCATTTGCACGTACTTATCGAGAAGAAATCCGAACTGCTCTTGGCGGTATTGACGAACTTTCTATTTCAGCAGGCATAACAGCAACTGAATACAAATCATTATTTGGTCGTGTTGCTGCTACATCAAAGAAAAAAGCAACTGCTATTTATACTTACGGAATTTCACGTTGTCTTGAATTAATTATTTTCCAAGAGGAAAGATTGTTTAGGGCGTCATTAGCGCAAGCTGCAGGTTTTGAAGAGCCCGTGGAACCACCTGAGGATGCTCCCCTAGAAGAAAATCAAGCATACAAAGCTGCTATGACTGGGTTTGATGAAAAAGTCAAGCAAGTCATGATGGCCTGTATGGAAACTAAAATTGTTCCTCCAGGTGTTACAGGTTTAATTCCTGATGGTGATCTTACGGTACTTTGGCGTTGGACTGGTCCTGTGTATGAGGAATCTACGCAAGACATTTTGAACAACTCTATTGTTGTAAGGAACCTACAGGAGTTAGGTGTTGATAGCATTGAAGCACTGAAGTTCCTCTTTCCGTCAAAAACGGATGAGGAACGAGCCGCTATGTTAAGCGGTTTCCCGTTCAGGATGGTAGGCGAATTGCAGAATGCATTTTCTCAATTTGCTCGCCTTGTGGGTGGAATGATGCAGACCCCCCACCCGGAGTCACCGGATCTTCCGATGGCTGCGGATCCAAGGCTGGACCTAACACCTTATCTGTATCGAACCCTAGAAGCATTACAAAAGGAGATGAGTTATGCAGGACGCTACCGTCCAATCGATCCCACAGACGAGCCAAGCACCGTCAGTAGCACCAAGCAGCTACGTGATGGCGGCTCCGACTCCGACGCAAGCGGTAGCACCCAGCTATCAGCAAGCGCCGGCGCCCCAGGCGTATCAGGTGGGTATGAGCTACCCCCAAGCGGTACCTCAGGCGACCCCCAACTACCAATACGCCCCTACTCAGTACGCCCCCCAATCCCAACCGAACTACTCGGTGCCCTCTCAGGAAGCACCGGTCAACAGCCCATGGGAGTCGGCGTTCAACAAGGTGGTCAACCTACTGAGCGCTCCAGTCCAATCCCCCTTCCAGGGTCAACCGTCGACACCGACGACTCAGTACGCCCCGGCCAACTACGGGGTAGTCAGCAGCCCCCAAGCTTCGCCGCAATTGGGGATGCAGACCTCATATCCCAGCCAGGGCTTATCGCCCAATTATTCCCAAACCTCGTCAGCTCCTTCCTTGGAGCAAATCGCGGACCTGGTGGGGATGGGGCAGGAAAGCCGCCAAGTAATGGACGCGTTCGGAATCGAAGCGCCCGGAATCCTAAATAACTACGCCCTTCAACTTGAAGGGATGCTAGATAGTGCTGTTGCCTGGGGCAATGAGTCAGTTGCTACCCTGCATGGTTACGCTAACTTTGCGGTTAACGAGCACCAAGAGAATCTTGCTTATAACGAGATTCTAACCAACCCTGATACCCTTAGCGATTACACGCTGCGGTTCTTTGGTCCTGAAGGTCCGTACCCTGTGTACGAAAATACTTCGGAACTTGAGCGCCCTGGTTATCCGACTCAGCCTGCCATGGCTAACATCGGTAATTTCCCCGCTCCTCCTTCTGCTTCAGCACCCCAACAGCCTGAAAACTTCTGGGGCGGCTTTAACGAAATTATGGCGCGTGATCCCCAAAATGCCTGGCGTGTTTTGAACCAAGCTCAACCTCAAGTTGTTGCAAACAAATTGTTTGTAATGGAGTAATTGAGTAAATAATTTTAGCGGTTAATAAGTAAAATTATTAGCTGCTAAAATTTAAAGTAGATAAGACATTGTTATGTCTGAATCTTTCACCTGACAAACAACAGTCCCGCGACACTGGAGGATAAAGCAAAGTGTTTCTTGATAACGATTTCCCTAAGATTCTTGGTGCGGAACTCTATCGTCCCCACCCTGCATACATCGCGGAAATGGCAGTTGAGCCCGTGGTTGTCCACGACTTTACTCGCCAACCTGGTCAAACGGTTCAGCTAGATCGCTATAAGTTCTGGGGTACTCCTGGTACCAAGGACAGCCGCGAGCGTATTGCCGACCAAACCATTGGTACCGCCAACGCCCGTAACATCACCAAGGAGAAAGTCCTGGTGGTGCTTAAGGAATACACCGGCCCTGCTGACCCCGGCGATCCGACCCAGCCTTCAACCTTTAAGATTGCACGTGAGACCCTGATCACTGCCCAGCGCATGCTGCTGGACACTGGCAACCTCAACATGTTCCACCAGTCTATCGGCAGTTTGACACTGCTTGATGACTATCGCCGGTGGCGTGACCGCGTCTTTATTGACGAATTGGCCAAAGCCGAAGCTAACGGTAAAGCTGACACCACTCAAGGTGGTTACTACTTTGCTGGCGGTAAGACCAAAGATTCTTCCGGTCGTATTTCTTATAGTGCTACGGAGTACACTGCCGACGTTCAGCAATTCCAAGTTCGTACCGACTTGCTGAACATTGTCAAAGACCTTCGGAAGCGTAACGTACCGACCTATTCCGATGGTCTGTATCGTTGCATTTGCGATCCTACGTTCATGATGCACCTGCGTCGTGATCCTGACTTCCGTGAAATTGCTCGCTATGCTGGCAATCCTGGTCAAGGGATGTACATGGGTAACCCCGGTATGCCCAACAACGCCAGTTTCTACATGGGTCCCCAAGCCGGCCAAGGTTATTTCCTTGCTGGTGAACCTGTCATGCCTACTGGCGTGCAGTTTGAAGGTGTTAAGTTCTTCGAGTCGACCAACTTCCCGACCAAGACTCTTAGCGCTTCTTTTGATGGCGGTTCCAACTACAGCAGCCAAGAAGTTTCCCAAGGTTATTTCTTTGGTCCCCAAGCTGTTGGCGTCGGTATCGGCGGTCCCAATGCTCAGGTGCTCATCAACAACAACGATGACTTCAGCCGTTTTATCATCTTGATCTGGCAACTGTATGCTGGTTTTGAAATCTTAAACAAAGATTTTATTACTACTGCTTACAGCTTCGTGTCTGACGACGGCAACGTCTGATAACCCATACCTTC